AGACCCAGCGCGGGGACCCAAAAACCTAGTCCCCGATAAAGTGTATTGCTACACTCTCTGATCACGCTATAAAGTTGTGACTCCTAAAACCTGGCTACGCCAGGAAAAATTCAGAGAATTCAACTAATTCGGCGTAACCAGCTTACACTCAAAGAGTGAGACCCCCGGTCACAGGGGGCCAAATGTTCAAAATTCTAGTACATTTGTAAAACTACTTGTTATACTGTTTAGTCAGTGTTCGGTTTTAAAGGGTCCGACAAACCCGAAATGGTCCAAGGCACAAAGAGATACCTGGACCAGGAATGCTACAATTGAGCAGGTACAGGTGGAGTGGGCTCATAGTACATGGGGGGTAAACCCGTCCAAAAATACGCTTGAAAATCTTCACCTGTAGCTACATAAGCATCGTATGAAGAATCGATAGCTCCATCTGCGAAAATTCGCAAATCAAAACCCTCGGTCCATAACAACAGACTTGTGTAGTTTTCCACTTTTCCTGGCACAAAACGAAATGGTGAATAGTAAGGAATTTCAAATTCCAAAGAATTATTAATTTGTCCATTACTATAAACCATACCGCGCACACCGGAAAAGGGCTGATTGGTAGGAGGTTTATCTAAAACTCCTAAAGCATTAACGGCAGAAGCTGCCATAGCACTACGCGTTGGATACAATGTAGCTACACCTGAAGTTGTGTCTACATATGCATCACCACCAATGGGGGCTCGTTGCGCCATGAGCGCAGCTGGTCTGTTAGCTGTGAACTCACCTCGTGGCAACAATTTCCATCGCATAGATCCTCTCCAACCTGAAAAGGCATAAGTAATCCAATGCAACAAAACAGTATTGCAATAATTATAAGAGGCAGCAGCGTCTGTCAAATTTACAGCACTAGCAACATTTCCCCTTAAATAAGGATACATAGGTCTACGAGCATTATGAACTCGAGCATTGGAGTTCGTATTCCAGATGGTTGTAGAGTGTAGGTTATATCTCTTCAATAGGGTCCGAAAGGAAGTGATAGACTCGCCTGTGAAAACTTTTCACAAGTTCACTATTGGTATAACCTGGGCCAACACTAGATGACTCCTCCTGTTGAGGAGCACTAGGCTCAGATGTGTTCTGAGATTCTGGAGTGACTTCACCACTCTGCGGCTCAAAACCAGATTGAGGTTTAAAAACGAAATATTGGAAATGATCATCTGGCACAAAAACCTCAAAATCATCTCCCATACTAACGTAAACATTGACCTGAATATCGTTGTTCACCGTAGAGTTTGGTGTTGTCAATTCATTCACCACATAAACACCCAAAACTCCATTTCCTTGTTCTTGACTCAAGTAACGCGATGTAGAATACATTTGCGTAACTGATTCAGTCCCTGGTAAATGGTGGGTCAAAAGTGTTGTTGGTTGACCATTACCTACTTCAATCGTAAAATCGGTTTTGTCGGAAATATCGACAACTTCCAAATAATTCGTATTATACTCATTAGTAGCTAGCCAATTTGGATCATAAACAATTTTGATCCTACCTTTGTGAAAGGTGGAACAAACAATCTGAAATCTAAATCGCATAGTACCAGTCCAATATTTGAAGGGTAAAGCGGCCACGGCACAAGCAGGGAAATGTATCCCATTGGGAGTTAAACCATCTTCAGCCCAAGTGACAGGATCAACACGAGCATTCCAGAGAAGAGTCTCTGGTGCAGTGCCAATATTCCAATCAAATGTGGTTAAATATGACTCTCGCTTAGCAATGTCTTTGATATTAAGTGGATCACTCGAACCAAGACTAGCAATTCGCGGGTCAATTGTCAACTCTTGCTTATCATCAACTGTCATTTTGTTGGTCCCATCAGGAACCGAAGTCAATGCTAATGATGAAGCCATGTGTGGCCTATAAGGCTCAGGATTCTTTGTCACAGGCGGGCGACAATATCCAACAGCTTTAGCCATAGAAGCAGCCATTGTAGCTCCAGCTTCCGTAGCCATAGCATAAGGACCTATTACAGGAACATTTTTAAGCGCTCCTGCAACCTTAGCCACTGTTGTAGCAGGTCCAGAAATAAATCCTTTTGAATTAGCCTCATCCACCTCACTACCAGATTGAGGGGTCAACGTATCAGGCTCTCTTGAAGTGAGAACATTCATAGACACATCATCAATCATGGCAAACACAGAAATGGTAACCTGGTCAGTAGCTCCATTTGCATGTTTTAGTGGATTAATCGAACGAACCGTAAGTTCACCCAATTCATCCCAATCCGACTCTGGAATACTCACGTAATTCCTATAATCGAAAAAGGGTAACTTCATTTCACCACCAGCTGAAGTGGTAGGATCCAAGAAAATGTGTGGCTGTTGCGAAGCCTGCACAATGTCAGTTTGAATTAAGCTAGTATTTCTACTTAGCGAATCCCAAGCTGCCATCGGCAGGTATGACGCAATAGCCCTACCATACTGAAATCCATTACCATTAATAACAATTTTCAAGCGCAAAGAACAACGTAAAATGTTGTAATTGGCAATCCTATTGCTAACTCTGGAATTCTCAAGATATAAAGCCCAAGGGTTAATCGCAAAGTACAAATTTGTACCTGTGCCCCATTCGGCCTCGTGAATCTTAATAGGTCGTTTAAAGAAGTTATCGAGAGTAGCATCATCAGTATCCATAAGCTTGCGCGTAGGATCAATTTCACTCTCTACCTCATATGAATAGGTATTCATCTGATCAGAAAATTTGACATTCTGATAAGATTCATCACCTTGCATTTTCATAATTCGGTTATCCTTAGTTGTCTCAGTACCTGACTGTGGACAAAAGGACCTCGGCTCCACCGAGGTTTTTGTGGAAGCATCGTCAACTGACGGCGTGTCTGTTGCTTCCTCGACACACTCGAAAAACTTAAGAGTTTTCCGTAAATACATTAAACATATATTACCAATCCTTTTTATGTACAAACTCGAGATCGGATTGAATCTCGAGAGCGAAATATTTACAAGTGAGCACGGTGAACTCATATCGCTATTCCCCATTAGGGACCGTTGTGTGTGTAAAGCCTATGAATAACCTACAAAACATATAAAGATCAGAACAACATGGTATCCAGAACACACGCTAATTTTGCTTACCATCAGATTTAAAACTGGGGTGATTTTAAAGTCTCACACGACTAATACTAAAGGGTATTAACCTATATGGAGAATTCCACAGAACACTTTTCCGGTTTTCGGATGTTCTGATATTTCTCCTTCCAATTTTGAACTCCATCACTATACGAGGTTTCAAGCTCAGTACAAAGATGTGTAATATTAGCTCTTCGCGCTACCTCAATCATTTGTTTTCGACGCATCTCGTAATGAGTTTCGCCATGATTGAACCATTCACGTAGAGCAGTATCAACATTTTGCGCACTAGCATGTTCCTC